CTTCAGACCTTTTGATGATACTTCCGATTTTTTTTGAACCTGCTCCATAGATGAGTGCGTAAATAAATGTCTTCGCCTCATCTCTTGACCCCAAACCAGCATTAATTTGATTTGTTGTGTGTATATCTCCATTAATGATTTCATTTGTATATCCTTTATCGTTCATGTAATGTGCTAACATCCTCAACTCAAGTCCTGAAGCATCAACACCTACTAATTTATAACCTTTATTTACTATCCATAATGCCCTACATTCTTTTCCATAAGGTGAGTACACAGCAGGAACCTGTGCCATATTGGGCGATTGATGGCTCATTCTTCCTGTAACTGTACCATTGGTAATTACTTTGCCATGTACTCTACCATCTTCTCTAATAGCTTCAATCCAAGAACTGACTTGAGCAATTCTTTTCTGAAGAGTGAGAAATTTTTTTATAAGTTCAGCTTCAGGAATATTTTTAATCTCCGATAAAACTTTTTCATCAACTATTGTATGTCCTTTATCTGTTTTCTTTTTAGGTTTCCATCCCAGTAATACTAATCGTTCAGCTATTTGTTGACGTGAACCTAAATTAAATTCTTTATATTTAACCTTTGTAAAAGGAACTCCCTTTACATATCCTCTCGTTTTATTATTAGACTTAGGAATAAATTCTGTTTCTACTTTTAATGGAGGAAAAGTTTTTCTTACAATTAATTGTAGGTTATTCATATCTTCCTGAAACTTTGCCTGTAACATATGAGCACCTACAACATCTATTAAAAATCCTTTTTGATGTTGTCGTTGTATAATCTTTGCAACCTCATGCTCCAATGGAATAGACTCTCCAAAGTCTGTCATTTTTTTACAAAGAAAGTTATATAATTTTTCTGTTAAATTAACATCATTCCTACAATACTTTAACATCTCTTCACTAAATTTATCAAAGATATCAAACTCTGTTTTTTTATGATAGAGTTTTTCACCCCAATTTTTTAATGAATGACCACCTTCTATCATAGGATTAAGTAGTCTAGATAAAACTAATGTATCAGTTACTTTACAATTTTTAAATAAATCATAACCAAAGTATTTATTTAAAACTGGAATATCAAATCCAATTATATTATGTCCTATAATTTCTTTAGTTTTTTTTATAAACTCTTCAAACCTATTTAGTCTATCTTCTTTAAATTGATAATAAGTATTATTATGTTTACAAATGATGCACCAAATTTTATCGGCAGTAATAGTTGTTTCAATATCAAATATTACTTTATCAAAAATCACTTGATGTTACCTCTGCTAATCTACCAGTATCCATATCATATTTTAAATCACAACATGGTCCAGTAATACCTGAGAATCTATTCTTTAATACTCTAACCCTTGTAGTATGTCGGATTTCAGGGTCATCATTCTGTGCATCTCTCTCAAGTCCAATAACCATATCACTTAACTGACCTATAGAAGCACTCCCTCTTAGCTGTGAGAGAGACGTAGAGGCACCTTCCTCATGTCCCTTGCCATCAGGTCTCCTTAAATGTGATACTACTATCATACCAACCCCAGTCTCTTGTACAAGAGTTCTAAGTCTAGTCATGATTTCATCCAATGCTCTTCTCTCATCTCCATGAGACTGGTCTGATACTATTATACTAACATGGTCTATAATAATATATTTACAATCTAAACCTTTTGCTAAATACCTAACTCTAGAAATTATATTATCAATAGAGTTTGAACCAAAATGGTCAAACATAAATATCCTACCAGTACCCACAGTAGCATCAAAATATTTTCTTAATTCTTCTTTACCAATATGAACATCAGGTAAATGTAATCTTTGATTTGCTTCAATACTCATTATCCCTTTAGAAGTTATTACTGGAGTTTCTTCCAACATTAATAAACCAAGTTTCTCTTCTGTTTGTTTTAATAAATGATGGATTAATTCTCTAACTACTTGAGTCTTACCTAACCCACTACCTGCAGTAAAGGTAACTAATTCAGAAGTTCGTAAACCATAAGTCATTTTATTTAATCCTTCAAAAGGATACTGAACAAATGATTGTACAGCAGGTTTACTTATCTCATCAAATAAAGTATTGGCATTAATAATACCATCAGGAGCAAATCGTTTTGCATCCCAAAATGCTTTAGTATAAATCTGTATCTTATTTTTAATTAAACAATCCGAAGCATCTTTAAATTCTTCAGGGAGAGACATAATTTTACATTTCCCAGGAGAAAATAATTCAGCTACTCTAAACGCACCCTCTTTACCTTGCTCATCATTATCAAAATTAATTATAATATTTTCAAATTGTTCTAAGTATTCAAGACTACTCTTAATATCTTTAACTGCAGAAGCTACACCATGTTTAATACTTACAACTGGAGTAGTGTACTTACCTTTATCAAACATTTGATATGCTGATAAACAATCTAACTCACCTTCAGTTATTATTATAAATTTATTTTTAGAGAATAAATGTTCACCAAATAATCCTGCTTGACTTGTATTACCATCTAAACTAAATTCTTTTAATTTTGTATACCTTGTCTTGGTTGCAATTTTTGCACCTTGTCTATCGTGATAAGGATAATAATGGTTTATTATACTACCCATACTATCTAACTTAACAGTAACCCCATATTTTCTACAAGTATTTTCTGAAAGATTTCTGTCTACTATTTCTACAAAATCTGATTGAGTTGTAGAAGTATTCATTTTATATTTTTGTTTACCATTTGTTATCGGTTGTGTTTCCATATCATATTCTTTTATAAATTGCATACACGAAAAACAATAAGCCGAACTATCTGCATTAACAGATACTGCATCACTACTCTTACATAATGGACAAGGTAAGTGATACTTTACAAAGCCAGTTTTAGTTTGTTCCATGGTCGCCCTCATAATTAGTTTTCAAAAAAAAAAGGAGAGCTGACTTACCACAAGCCAACTCTCCTCTAGGAGGTAGAAAATAGGAGTCATCTACTATGACTATTAATGTTGTATCAAAAATCTTCTTTGATGTCAACACCATTAGAAGATTTTTCTATATTAAAATCTTCCCTAGGAGTATATTCCACTAAGTCGAGTACCTGTACAGCTTGTAAATCTAAACCTTTGCCCTTCTTACCTTTAAAATTCCAGTCATAAGATTTATACATTACTTTTACTTTACTGCCATTACCGACTATTTTATCAATAGGTTTCTTTTCAGCATCCACTAATTGTGGTTGTTGGTTCTTATCTCCATTTGCTTTAGAAACTTTTCTTTTAAATCTAAGAATATTACTTACTACTTTGTCATCAGATTTTGTTTCTCCGACTGCAAAGCCATTAGTTTTAAAAGTACTTGCAGTTGCATCATCAACTGCTAAATCAATTCTCCACATAGGTTCAAACTTTTCGTTTGGTCTTATCAGAGAAGCCCAGTATGCTGTGCCTTCAATTATTGCCATATGTTTTTTCCTTTTCTATTTATATTTTTATATTGCATACCATCTTGTATCAGTTTTAATCCTCTGTGTCAACACTAAGGTCATCTTTTTTTTCTAATACCTCATCTATTTTTTCATTAATTATCCTCTTAAAAGTGGCTTTTTTACTAGCTTTTTCCTCTAGTGCATGAATTTTTTTACCCATAGAGTGTACATCTAAATTAGATTGTTCTAATTTAATTAAGATTTGTTTAATCTTAGAATCTTTTTGAGAAACTAATTTAATAGCATCATCTTTCTCTTGAGTTAAATCTGCAATCTGATGTTTTAATTCTGTAACTAATTCTTTATCACTCATATATTATTGACAACTCTCGCATTCATTATTACTATCTACAACTACATCCTTCTTGCACATACAAGCAGTACAAGGACATACTCCAAGCATATCTGAATGCTCCATTAAAGAACAATGACACCTACAGTTACAACTTAAACATCTATTAATATCGCCCATCATAACTCCTACTAATTAATTTTTTCTTCTTTTCTTTTTTTTATTTTTTATTCTTTCTCTTGTAATTTTTCTTTTCTTTACTTCAATTGGTTTTTGTAGTATATATATAAATAAATATACCAAAACAAATACCAGTATAACCATAGATACTGCTAAGAAAAATGATAGATAACAAATCTGAAACACATCTGCTACTAACACAAGTCTTTCCTTTTTAGTACTGGCTAATATAATACTTACATCAGGTTCATATATTGCCCATTGTTCTACTGAAGCTATGGTCACAACTTCAGGCATTGGTTCATCAAAGTCATGTAGAATTTTATTAGTCACTAAAGATTTTAATTCTTTAGCTTTTACTAGATACTCATATGCATGAGTTTTAATATCTTTCTTTGTCGTTAATGTAGTTGTAAAGTCTATGCCACTATAAGCTTTAGCATAAGCATTATTACTTATTGCTAGACTTGAACCACTAGATAACAATGCAAACTCACTACATCCAGTTAATAATAATAAACCAACTATTAATCCTAAACATTTTTTAATCATAATAATCTATTCCTATGTAATTGACCCACCCATACGTGTTCTTGTTGTTTATCTTTATCTAATTTTTCAAAACAATCTTGACATATCTTACAATTTCTATCGTGGATATACCTTCGCATAGTGCCACCATTTTCCTGTCTATCGCAGGTTCTACAAATATCTTTGAAGTTAGTTCCTCCATCCATCATTCCCATAATTATATTCCAACAATTATAATATAAACTAACACACTAATTACTACTGAAACACTCGCCACTCCTGCACCTGTATATATTTTATTCATTGTCTCTCCTTTATAGTTCATAACATTTCTCTGTAAATAATTCTTTAATAGGTATGACTACACATTTAGATGCTCGGTAATCTCCTATCTGTTTTGTATGTGTCTTCTTATATTTGTTTACAATTTTTTTTAATCTTGATACTCTAAAGACTAACATACAATGTTCTTTACCATTAAGTTCTAGTATTTGAAACCACCATTTAGCTTCAGTCTTATCTATACCACTTGGCTTACCTCTAAATTCATACTCAACAGCAATATTCCCTGTCTTTCTCCACCAACTACGTTCTGTTTTAACTTCTACTTTACCGCCCTTAAATAAGTCGGCTACTCTCTTCTCTCTTATCTGACCATACTTTAAATCAATATCAAACTTTGCTGTTTTATTTAAGTCACCCATAAATTATTAATGAAAACTACACAGATAATTTGTGAGAAACTTATTTAAATTCTTATGTTCAAAAAGTTTTTTTGTATTAGCTTTTTTTAATTGATTAAAAGTTTTGACTATAAAGGATGGTTCAAAGTCAGAGTGGTCACAAACTTCGCAGAATTGCGTGTCGTTTGTATTAAACCAAGACTGTGCATCTTGGACTATCTTCGTTCTATGTTTACCCCATGCATGAATATCTATATCAAGGGCATCCATAATGGCTCGGACTATAACACTTCTCCATACAAGTATATGAGGTGTTATGGTTCTGCCTTCACCTTTTCCTCCGAAGAGGGCTGGTGCATTTCTATTTTGTATCATACTTCATTTCGTTGTCCAAGTATTTAGCAATTAGTTTAGGTTTTTTATTCTTTACAATCCTTGAGTGAAACTCTCTTTGTCTCAGGATTCTCGCCATTGGATTTCTTGACTTTATTATTGTATGTTTCTTCATCAATTTCCTCAACAGTATTCCTGTGAACCTTTACTTCTTTGCCAACGATATTAGAATAAGGACTCCAATTTAAATTTTCTTTAGCTTGGTGTAGTAATGTTCCTGAATTGTAATAGTCTTCGATACACATATCTACATTCACCCAAGATTTTTTCATAAAGAATTTATTCGCCATAGTCCTATCCAACAAAATGTTTTTTAATATAATTAGAAATTATACCCATATATTTATGGGCAACTCTTCCTATTATACTCCTCAATAACTGGTATAGGTACACCTGAAATAAATAAAAATTCCTCAACAATATCAATAACTTAGACCTCCTTTCAACCATAAGTTGTGTTTAATTTGTATAGTACTTTCCTTTGATAACAAAGGGTTTAGTTTTGTAGGTTCGGTCTATCTCAAGTACTCTTAGGGATAGATATTTCTTAAGTATCCTACATATTACTCCTGATTTTATATCAGGAAACTTATTCCTTAATGCTTTGATTAAGTTTTTCTTTTTGTAATTATCTTTTCCTATTAAATTAAATATCTCATCTTTAATTTGAGATTTAATTCCATTAACCTTTGCATTAGGAAAATGTTTTTGATAAAGATTATACAACCATTCAGAATTTGTATCTGAAAAATCTGTACAAGTCTTATTCAAATAACTAGGGCAAACATATGCTTGGACTTTTTCCAACCACACTTCACCTTCTTCATTTGTTTTCATTAAGCTACCTCCTTTATTATTTTAATGGCTCTATGACGTGAAGGATATTTTTTAATATATCCTTTCCATTCAATAGCACCTAACATATTATGCACACCACTCTTTGATTTGATATTCATATAACCTTTCATCTCTTCAAACGTGGGCATATACTCATGCTCTTTAAAATAATTCTTTAAATATTTATATAACTTTAATTGTTTTGGTGTTAGCATATCTTTCTCCAACCATCTATAATTACTTCCCATTTTATTTAATTAGTGCTAGTATAACAAACATAACCATAAAAAATACTATATAAAATAATATTAATAATAATTTTTCTTTCATTTTATTTCTAACTCTTTAATACGTTTTCTTAAAAACGCAATAGCATTTTCATACTTACTAATTTTTTTCATCATCAATTCATCAGCTTCTTTCTTTATAGTTTCTCTCTCTGTATGCAGTTGAGTCTTCAAAGCTTCAACCTCTGATTCATGTTTCTTTTTTTCTTCTCTCCACATCCAATAATATTTATCACTCACGTACTAATCTCCTCTGTGCTTCATCTACTATGTCATGGATGTCAGTTAGTTTAGTATCTTTTTTAACTATCTCTATCATCTGTCTTAATCTAGCATGATAGTCTTTAGGTTTATGATAGTCAGCACCATGTATTCTTAACTCTCTCTCATACTTAACCTCTGCTTTAAGATGTATTATCTCTTGCTTCAGAGTAAAGATTTCTTTTTTAGCTTCAGCAATTTCTTTCTCA